GATTGAACCCGATCTGACAGAGGAGCCTGAATTAGCTCCCACGATGGCAAAGTATTTACAGGGACTGGAGAAACGTCAGCCTGGTGTGGGGAGCTTATTGGCGGCCTCGACTTATGTGGATGCCACCCGCACGGAAAAAGGGAAACTTCCTCGCACGGGCTTTCCAGAGATTGTCTTGTATCCCTATGCCACCCCTCCAAATGATACATCCTTACATCAACCCTGTTCTTCTGATACGATGGCGATGGCGCTGTTAGCGAAGCAGGCGAAGCGGGATAATCTTTTATATTTACCGCTGGCGACCATCACTGCAAAAGGGATTCTCGATATGATTGGCGGTCACTTTGCCCTCGATCGCGTGAAGACGGGAGGAGATCAGCGTCAGGTCGAAGGGAATGTGACTCGATATTTGAATACGGCCATGCGCTATGGACTGAGACTTCCCTTTTACGGAGCTGGGGCAATGTCCTTTGACACCCGAACAGGATTTTATATTCTTCCTCAGGTATCTGCACCTGACTATAGGCTAAATATCTTGCCGATGGACACGAATCAGATGAAAAAGAGGAAAGATGTCATTCAAGCGGTGAGAAAGTATTTGATTGCGTGCAGGATGTACAGCGCTGACACGTATAAGAAGGATGTGGTACTTCCCACCGGCACCATTCAGAATTCCTTTATCTTTTCTCGTCCTGTGCTGGTTGTTCCGGTGTTCAAGGCGATCAAGATTGGTTTGCCGAGAGATATGTATGAGTACATCCAGGAAGCGAGTGAGGCATATAAAGCGGCGAAGCCGTTAACGATCCGAAAGCCGAGGGAAGCTCCCGCTGCCCCCCTTGAGGTTGGTGGTGGAGCCCAACCTCAAACCCCCGAGTTTGGTGGTAGAACCCCTGAGTTTGGTGGTAGAACCCCTGAGTTTGGTGGCAGAACCCCTGAGTTTGGTGGAAGAACCCCTGAGTTTGCACCATCTCCCGTGTATAGACCCGCGACTCCTGCATATGCACCCGAGTCTCCCGTATATAAACCCGAGACTCCTACGATATCGAATAAGGCACAGAAGGTGGTGAAAAATATACAAGAAGGCCGTGTAACACTTGATTCTGTCATCGGTGGATATGGTAAACCGATAAATCCATATGGATTGACTGAAGAGGAACTTGGTACTGTTCGCCGTACGATTGGTGGAGGGAGAGGCACGAGGCGTAAGAGAGGTCTACGACAAACGCAAAAGATGTCAAAGAATCCTTTACGCCGCTACGCTGAACAAGTAAGTAAGCTCTGGAAAGTGTTTGCAAAGAAAAAGATGACTAACTAGATGGATAAGAAGTATAAACTTACATCCACCAGTGCCATGGAATGGGCGAAACATGAATTAGATCATATTGGCCGTATTGTCTCAGTGGAAGATCCTGATATTCAATATTCATATGCAATGAGTACGCTGTATGGAATGTTCCATTTGAAGAAGGCACTGACTGAGCTAATTGATGACTCTGCGTATTCTGCGCAACGTGAAGATTTACAGAGAACTCTGGGTAAAGTGGTGCGAGCCATCAAGCATCTGATTAAGGATTTTTCCCTCGATCTCACGGCCATACAATCCTTTAACACAAAAAAGATCCTGGGCGATTTATCGGAGTTTCGTCCTGTCGTTATTCCACAGAATCTACCAAGGAATACGCGAAATAATCGTATGAATCCTATGAATAGGAATAGGAATCTACGCAATACGAGGAATACGAGGAATACGAAGAATGCACCAAAACAAAGTCTTCTTGGCTTAGGGGTTTTTGGTCTTTGAGCCAAGAACATGACATTTCCCCGTGAAAGGAACAAAGCCTTTCTTGATGGGAATCATAGAGAAATCATCTTGCTCTTGCGGTGCAAGAGGAGCAGGCTCAGGCTCAGGCTCTGGCTCAGGCTCTGGCTCAGGCACAACCACAGGCTCAGGCTCCACATCCGAAATCACATGGATTGCAATCTCGTCTCCATCGAGGAATAAGAATGTATCAATCGGCTCGGCATTATCGAGCAGAATCGTATCATCAAGGACATCTAATGGTAATACCTGTCCTTGCTTAATGACTCCTAGTTGGGATAGTGGACCTTCCAACACGTCACGAATGTCTAGCCAATCAGGAAGAGAGTTCACTCGAAAGGTCAGCGACGTTGCTCTCGGCATACTCTCTGACCGTTCAAAGCGAACAATCTGTTCCCCCATCACTCCCATGGTATCAAGAAACCACTCAGGAAGTCGCAGGCTCATGCCAGTCGACCCATCAGGACTATCGAGAGCAATACGATGCTCTTCTCCAGGAAGACTAAAGACGGCAATCCATCGCATACTTCCCTCAGGAAAATACGAATGAAGTCTCTGGACTAAGGTATTGCTCGGTACGGCTGACCAACTCGAGAAGTTCTTCAGAAGGGTGACGTGGAACATAGTGGACTATCACCGACACGAAATGTCTTCTTCATTTTTTAGATGAGTGTGGCACCTGCTGCTCCTGAAGTTGTTCTTGTTGTTCCAAAAGCAGAAGAACAGCTCCAAGTCAAACAAGACCTTCTCGCAATCAATGAAGCTATCCTTGTCACAGATCTCGATCCCTCAAAGAAACGAATGTTACAATTACGAGTCAATGGTCTCCTCGCCGAGTATCTCTTTCGCTGCCGTGTCTATTCGGTCACCTTTCATGGCTTGCGTATCACCACCACGATAGGATCTCTCATTGTACCTGCCCTCCTTTCTGTACAATATGTGAGTGGAAATGTATCAACCCAATCCGCCACCATTGGTGTCCAAGTCTATTGGACAGTCTGGATTCTCTCCCTCTTCGTCACTGTCTGTAACGGCCTCTTGAATTTGATGAAGATCGACAAAAAGTATTATATGATCCATACTTGTTATCAACATTTATTAAGCGAAGTCTGGCAATATCTCCAACTTTCAGGAAAATATAGCGGCCTCTACACCCAAGGTCAGCCGGCAACTCATTTAAATCAATATATATACATTTGTAATATGCTCGAAAAAATACGAATGAAACATATTGAAGAAGAATATTATAAAGTTCTTGAACAAGCCACGTCGCGTCAAGCCGAGTCTCTCATCCCTCCTACTCCGTTCAAGGTCTCCGTCGAAGAAAATTCTACCCCTCCTGTAAATGGAGAGATCACTCTTAGAAAAGTCACTCGAGAAACTGCCTGATTTAACGATCATTGCGAATAAAGCCCCTCGCTGCCAATATGATGCATCCTGTACAAATCCTCCTCTCGACAAAGAAGCCTTTTGCGAGCAGCATCTATCCTCCCCCTTAAAGACCCAGCTAAGTGGAAGTGAACCCCCCTATGAACCAGATCGCTGGAATACGGAATTCGTCCAGCGCGTCCATAATTGTTTCGCCTATGCCTTGAATCTCTTATCGCCGTCTCTCGTGGAAAAATGTAAAAAGGGTATCTGTGATACACATCAACCAGGGGCAAAATCACAGTGGCCAGATATGAACGAAAAAACGTGTCCAAATGTCATTGGCAGGATTCTCGGGGATGATACCTATATTCCTGCAGATTTTACGGATAAATGCAAACGTGGAACATCCATGATTGCGTTTATTGTCGATAAGAAACGTGACTACCACGTCCTTCGGTTAGATGATACAGGATATTTTTCACACAAAGGAGGGCAGGGACCCGCGACGAATCTGGATGCCCAAGGACATCGTATTGCCGATGTGAGGCTAGCGAATTTTGATTATAGTAATAAACCAGATAAATTATTCTATGATCAATTCTGCGGATATTTTTGTATTTCTCGCTCAGGGGTTAAAGCTGCTGTTCCTGCGGGCGGGAGGAGGACGAGGCGGCGGCGCCAGCGCCAGCGCCAGCAGCGGAAAAGTATGACAAGGCTTCTTCGGCGGAGAAGCGGCAAGTAGGATGCGGCTCAAGACATCCACGGAGAATCGTGGTAATAAGAGTCTGATGTGTTTTCCACACAGGTTGAAACGATGGTAAGAGAAGGCATTGTTTCAACAAGTCAAAGAAGACCACCCCCAGTGACCAGGTGTCGAACTTCTTCCAATGCTTCGTGTAAAAGCGGATCCATTCTTCCGTCGTTGTTCCTATATAATTTCCAATCAATTCCAATTTACTTTTGACGTAGACGGTGGTGATCCCTGTATAGGGGAGCCCATTCCGAAACACCTCCCTTCCCTTTAACAGCTCTTCAATACAATAATCGACAGGAAGATTATGATAGATTCCATTCTGGATCGATAGTTCAGGTGGTTGGGTAGGGAAATCTGAGGTAAATGTATAACTGTGACGTTCAATCACTGATTTGTCGATAGAATCGCTCCGAAACGAACTTCCGAAATCAATAAAGCGTAAATATCCGCTTTCTTCCAAGATATTTCCAGAGTGAATATCGAAATGGCAGAGTCCCTGTTTATGGAGTAAGGATAATCCGGTTAATAAATGTTTGAGGGAATCTAAGAATAAGAAGGAAGATGTAATCTTGAGATTTCGTAACGAGATTCCGCTATAGGGAGAGGAGAGTTCGGTAAGATTTTTATTTGCAGAGGAACGAAAGATCTTGCAGTAGCCTTCATAGGCCGGCCTCGCCTTTTTGAAATTGCTCTCCTTACATCCAGTATCTTCTTGGACGACAAAGTAATATTGCCAAAGGGGAATACTTTGGATGAGTTTGGACAGTTTCAATTCCACTTTTGCATCGTGCTTGGTTAAGAGTTTGCGTACTTTTCTCTTTCCATCGGGTTCAGCATCTGATTCGCAGGGAGGGGCAGACTCTTCAGGATAGACACATCCATACGACCCCTCGGCCATTGGTTGCACGCGTCTTTCCTTTAACATATCTACTACTATAAACATTAGAAGCAGTCGAGAATGTACACAGATATATTTCGACTGATATTTTATGTGACACTCTTCTTTCTTGCTATCTTTACAGTCTCAGAAGTCTTCTTCCCACGATATGTACAGGAAGGATTTTCCATGCTTCCCACCAGCACATATTGGAGTACCTTTGCTGCTCCTCGTGCAGACGTAGGACCTACGAGCGAAGACTCCGACTATGTTCGTGATCCGAGATACTTTAACGGATATGCTGACGTCAGTCGTCTTGGTGTTGCCTATGATTTCTGTCGTATGGTGGTGAAAAAAGGGACTGAGGATTTATTCTTTGCCTGCGCCTTGGCTGGTACAGAAAATCTCGATTCGATCGCCTTTCGAACGGGAAAGGTGAGCCAGGGATTCCGTGTGTCAAAGGATGATTATATGCGCGATATCAATAGCGACGGGCGAACAGATTACTGTCGTATTCTCTTTGCGAAGGATGGGACATATCAGCCGCTCTGTGTGCGCGCAACCGATAGCGGCTTTGATGCGCGCGATGTGGTCGACCCGAACCCTCCTGAAGATATTCTTCAACTGCTGAGTTTTTATGAAGGATGCGAACTCTGGCTCCGTTTTGATCATTCCCTGGATGATATTGTTCAATCTGTCAATGTTCAGACGGCAGGAAAGGTGACTGTCGATGAAATGCCGGCAGCGACGGCCGATGGCGTCTCCTTTAACGGGGTCAATCAATATTTGCGCATTTACGACGAACCAGGATTAACTCTGGGAACCATTGTTCCCTTACGCTCCATTCGTGCGTGGATGGTCTGGGTATATTATGATGAATTTACCAATAATGCAAAGATCTTTGATTTTGGGAATGGTCCCAATGCAGATAATGTGTTTATGGGCATTCTGGGGAAGGGAGATTTTGGGACACAGAGTGTGAATGATTCGACCGTACCGACGGAACCATCAGGTCAGCAACAGGTCGAAGAAACGACTCCGAAACGACTAATGGAAACGAGCGACGCGAACCTCGATTTCGAGTGTAAAGGCATTGAAGTCTTCCCGAGGAAACTTCCTCATTCAACGGTGAGTTCTGGTCAGGTGGCGACGAAGAATGCGAGCTTGCTCTATGAAGTCTGGGATAAGTCTTCCAGGAAAATGAGACTTACTGTCAACAATGTGATTCCATTGAAACAATGGACGCATATTGTTATCACGGCAGATTCACAGGACGCGTTTCGTCCGGCATTGAATGTCTTTGTCAATGGGGCTTCTGTGTATCGAAAACTCGATGGCTGCCTTCCCTCCACCGATATCATGACAAACTGTTTTATTGCCAAGAGCAATTGGAGAAGCACCACCTTATATAGCAATCAAGATACCCTGTTAAAGGGAAGTCTGTTTGACTTTCGCGCGTACAGTGTCCCTCTGTCTGAAGATCTCATTCAGCAATCCTATTCCTGGGGGAAGGGGAAATTGGGTATTAGCACGGAGCTCCCATAATATCTCTGCTCCAGTAGAAATGGACAAGAGAACCACCAAACGCAAGCTTTCCCCAGGACTCAAGGCATGGAATGAGAAGGTGATGAAGCACTTCAGGAATGGAAGGAAGACCAGGGGCAAGAGCTACACCCTGAAGATGGCCATGAGGGATGCTAAGAAG